AATATGCCTGTGTTGAGGTCAGGACCATTAAGGTTTGATATTGAAGGCAAAGATGCTGTTCCGTCAACAAACCTTGCTTGGCCATTACCTGCTAATTGAAATAAAGCTGTTCCACCGTCATGCGTTTCTATGTTTAAGGGTAAATCAGTTGCAGTAGAACCTGCTTCTATTCTAAGCCCAAAAGACCTATCATCGGTTGCCTCTTGGTTTTTAATTGTGAGAACAAAGGCATTATCGGCCTGACCATCCGCAGCAATAATAGTAGATTCTTGATTACTAGCAAACCCACCGCTGAACACAGTCGCAGCCGTGGTGGTCAGGACGCCCGTCACACCAAGAGTGCCACCAACAGTTGTATTTCCCGCTAAACTAACCGCTGTAAGAAGATCGTAAACAATGCTGTTAGCACCAAGACCGTCTGTCGCAATAACTTTTGTTTCACCAGCGAGAATCGCAACTTGCTCACTCGTAGTGTCAGACCCTGCCCTAAATGTTAAAGTAGAATTTGTAGTGTTATGGATAAACCAAGTTTTAGAACTGGTAAGGGGAAGCAACGTAACAGCACAAGCCTGACCGCCGCCCGTAAGCTTCAGCCCAAGACATCTATCTGCGTCTAGCGCACCATCGCCAATCGTGATATTGTCCGTGGAGGCGTTTGCAATAGCTCTTTGGCCCCAAGCGACTGCCTGACCAATTATTTTTAGGTTCGTATTCGTTGTATCGCCCCAAGTACCAGACTGTTCACCAGTGCCGATTTCTTCAAGGCGTAAATTGTTGAGATATGTACTAGCCATTTTATTATCCTATGCTGCGAAGCCATTCTCAATGTTAGCCCAAGAAGGGTCTTGAGAAGGCGCTATGTTTAAAAAACGAGGGTTCTGATCTGGAATGATTTGTCCCCAAGGTGGGTTTGCTAGATTGCCTACTACTGCTGTACAAGTAACGCTCGTTACAAAGATATTGGCCTTACCAACTGCTTCAGCCGTCGCACTGTTAACCGAGGCCGTCATCTTCACGTCAGTCATTGTGTTAGTGGTAAAGAAACTGCCCAAGGCGGTTGTGCCAGCAACTCCAGTAACAAAAGCATTATCGCCTCTTGTTGTAGAAATAGCACCGATTGAGGAAGTAGAACTAAGCCCCACGTTTGTAGAAAAGATGTTACCTAGTGCAGATGTTCCCGCAACTCCAGTAACAGATACAACCGCATCGCCTTCTTGAACTGCTTGACCAATAGCCCCTGTAGCAGTGAGCGTAAAAGCAGGACTCGTGTTCCAAGTGCTTGTATTCCAAGCTCTTGTTGCACTGTTCCAGCCTATAAACGCTACTTTAGTAGACATTAGGCTATCCTGATAATCGCGTTAGACGCATCCGCTGTTGGGAATACAATGGTAAAGTCGCCAGAACTAGCTGCTTTGTCTGCACCAAAATCTAACACGGCTACCGTTGGATCGCCTGTAGCCGCTTCATTAAATATCAAAGCGCCTCGAACTGCCGAGATGGTTACGTTAGAAAACACCTCATCCGCAAAATCAACTAAAGCTGTTGTACCAATAGCGACCGGAGTAACACTGGTCAGGAAATTTCCTTTCGCGGTGTAGTTTGTGCCGCTGACCTCGTTGCCAGAGGTGTATGCAGTAGTGGCCGCCGTAAAGGTGGCGCTGTTAGTATACATAGCCAGTTTAAACTGGTTACTCGCTACTGTGAAATTATGAACACCCTTCATTAGTTCAACTTTGAACGAGGTGCATAAGAAGTTTCCATTAAAAGCCATTTACATTTTCCTTATATATTCTGCCAATTTTAACTGACCAGCATCTTTTATTGCATTATATACCGTAGTTCTGTCGCTTTGAATAGCCTGTTTCATATAGACGGCTATTACCTTCTCAACCTCATCTCGGTACGCAAGCGCCTGATCCCGTATCTCGGGGGGCGCAGTTTTGGAAACATTTATAATCTTGCTTACACAACGCTTCGCGGTTTCTTCAGGAGTAAAGCCACGGTTGTCCGTAGTTTCCACTCCCACCTTAAAATCATTAGACATTGATACGCCAAAAGACATATTGTTCATTGTTTTTGCCTCACCACTGGTCCAGTTCTATACTCATCCGTAACCTCTTTGCTCTCGCCAAGTCCCCCAAGGCCCATAATAGCTTCTACAAAACGCTTCTCATACAAAGCTTGCATGTCTTGTTCGCCCTTCATAAATACATAAGCTTCCATTAAACTTCCATACAAGAGAGCTAAGTCTGCGTTTTCACTAATCCAAGTTTCAGTAATGTCTGGAACAATCTTTTCTGACGTTGTTCCGCTGGGAACGCTATTAATTACCGCAACAGCCCCACTGGTGTTTCCCACCAAAGCTGTTCCTGAAGCCGCTGTTCCTCGCGGGTAAGAACTTGTAACTCCCGCAGGGAAGTTAGCAGTCAAGGTTGTGTTGCCAGCCCCAGTTGTTCCAGTAACAACAAACGAAGAGTTTTCGACAGACGCAGTTGCGCCAGCAGGAGTTGCTATAATAGTTTCTCCAGCAGAAAAAACTGTTCCGCCAGTATATGCCACCGAAAACGTGGTCTGGCTCTTAGTTAAACTGGTTGGACGATAGAAGTAACTAAGTTCAACCGCATAAGCACTGTCAGGGGTTGGGCTTAAAATAAAATTGTTTAAATCATATTGAGCGTAATAACGAGGAGCGCCTGTTGTGGCAGGATTAGGATTAAAAGACTGAATAAAGTTGGAATCTTTAAAATCTAAGAAAACGTAGTTTCCAGAACTATTGGTAAACGACAAAGCAAACGGCGCTAAAAAGTCACTAGGGACCCCTAAGAATTTATTAGAAGCCGACATTGCTCCAGCGTCGTTCTTTTGAAACAAACTCAACTGAACATTCTTTAAAATACGTTCTTCTGTGTTTTTAATAAAAACAGGAAGATTACTTACAAACGTAGTTTCATCGTTTTCAGTATAATCTAATATAGCCTGTTTTAATGTGGTGTAAGTATAGCTCATGTGTTAATCTGACCCCCCATACCGCTATGGTTTGTGCAATAGTAGTACAGCGTGTATGTAAAACTCATGTCATCACACTATTGTTATGTTTCCAACCATACCACTATGGTTTGTGCATTGATACACTAAAGATGTATCGCTTGGTTCGTGCGGTATGATGAACTGTGTTAACCCTGTAGTAGAGTTATAGTTCTCAGTGACCCCTGTTGTAAAAGCAGACCCTCCTGATGAGACTCTTATTTGTAAAGGATGACTACTTACATTTGCTGTATTATCAATCAAATAAGTATGTCCTTTATAAAAAGTAAAGTTTGGGTTGTTTCCAGATGTAGCTCCGGGGCCAGTAAATGTAAATGCGGACGATCCGTTTACACCCGCAGTATATTTAGTCACAGGTCCAGTTGTCTCATCATTTAATCTAACCCATGCGGCAGCGTGTGCGAAGTACAACCCTCCCGTCGCGTGAACGTGCGCCACTGCGCCATGATATGTTCCCGCACTAGGTAAGTCGCTAAGATTTGCATAATAAAACACAATTCTGTTTGCACCAGAACTTACATCTATAATCCCATCAGAATTTATTATGTCCGTTAGTGTCGTGCCGTTTCCTAAAGCTGCGTATACTTCATCAAAATTATCATTAATTTTATCTGCACCTGCACGAAGAGTATCTCCTGCTCCATCGTTAGCCGATGATCCTATGCCTACTGCTTGCTTTGCCATGTCTTATCCCTCGTCAAATGTTTTTGTGGTGGAATCTAATTTTACAGATGTACTATCAAATCTTGAAGCTGTTGCGCTACCAGAAACAATTGTAACAGAACCAACAAGTGCTGTCGCAGACACTCCTGAAACATATGCTTTGTTAGCGGGGCCAACACCAACAGCCGCCCCAACAGATGCTGTCATAGGCATTCCTGTAGGATATGCTTTGTTAATTTCCACAGGAACAGGGGCAACATCACCAGTTATTGTTACTGTGCCTATCTCGCCAACAGGTGCTAAATTGTTGGGAGGTGTTATATTGGGTATGCTAAAAAATCCTACAGGATTAAAACCATATTGAATGGTCCTTTGCTCAGGCAAATTCTGTTCTGGGCGTGGATTTCTAAGGGCCTGTGGATCAGGAGTGGCCCTAAGAGGATCAAGTTGAGGTTCTTTGCGTTCCCACTCGTCTTTACCGACTAAAAGGCCGTTCCACTCTTTTCTCATGTCTCTTAGGCGATAACGGAACCCAGAACGATCAGATATGCCGTATGCAGACTTGCCCGTAGCATACTTAGACATAGCGGTAATTCCTCAAGTCTGGAGCAACGCGGAAAGACGCACGGTCCCTATCTTCGTCCATTGCACGAGTCAATTCCTCTTCATACACTGTTTTTAGCATCTGAACGCGGTCTGGAGCACGTTTTAGGGCTATATAATAGGCCAAACCAGCGGCTAAAGCAGGGTAAAAACGGAAGGGGATTTGTATAGTATTAGTGAAATTATCGGCATCATCTATGCGAATAAGGGCGTCATAAAGGACCACATCGGTGCTATTATCGGGCAAAGGCCACAGTTGAAGCACTGGATTTATTGATCTATCGACGAAAAACTGCGTGGGGCGTCCAGTAGTCGTTTTTGTAGGTATATTGAGGTATTCGTCACGACTAATGCGATTTAAGGCAAAATCAGTGCCACTTCGACGTACAACAAGGGATAATATGTCAATTACGTCAGCACCTAAAGGAACATCGCCATCTCCAGAGGTAACAGTGAAATTGCGCTGTGCAATCGTCCATTGGTTCAGTCCACGGTTGGCCCAATCAGCGAATAAGAGGTTCATAGAGCGTTTAGCAGTCTTTAAGTCGTAACCTGTACGCGCTTCTAAGCCGCAACGCTCAAAAGCCTCCTCAATGTAGTCTGCTACATCTAATTCAAAGTCTTTTGAGCCTGATACAGTCATTTTATCCCTCGTTATAAAGGTTATCAAAAACCTTGTTAACATCTAATGTGTAGTCTAAATCAGATTTAGAATAATGTATATGCTGAGATGGTTTAAAGTCAGGAGCGCCTTCTCCCGTCTGGAAC